GCAGGAAGAAGACCCAGAAAATTTTGAATCTAACATATCTGATTTAATGACAATGAGTTACAAATCTTGGTGTGTTCGTCAGGATTCATTTGCCCGTAAATATCTTTCGGGTGGTGCATTTTGGTTATATTTTGATAAAGAGGATGGGAAAAAAGGTGACGGGTATAGTCCCCAGTGCGCAATAATAGACGAATATCATGCCCATGATACCAGTGAAATGTATGACATTATGGTTTCCGGTATGGGGGCCCGGTCGGAGCCGCTTATTGTGGTGATTACCACAGCTGGTTTTGACCTTACCAGACCATGCTATACGGTTGAGTACTCGTATGTTTCAAGCATCCTTAACCCTGATCTGCCAATTCAAAATGACGAATACTTTGTGATGATAAACGAGCTCGACAAAGACGACGACATAAAGGACCCCTCAGCCTGGGAGAAAGCGAATCCAATTGTGTGTTCATACCCGGAGGGGCGCCACGCACTAGAAAGCGAACTACTTACTGCCCTGGATGCGCCGGAAAAGATGCGCAGCTTTTTAACTAAAAACATGAACCGCTGGATTCAGCAATCAGAAGGCGGTTACATGAGAATGGACAAATGGGCGGCCTGCGGTGTTGATCAGCTGCCGGACCTGGAAGGTAAAGAAGTTTATATCGGCGTTGACCTGTCAAGCAAAATTGACCTTTCAAGTATAACTTTTGAATTTGTGGTTGAAGATAAATATATTTTGCTCAGTCATTCTTTTGTTCCCGAAGAAAGAATTTCGGAACGGGTTAAAACTGATAAAGTGCCTTACGATTTATGGGTAGAACAAGGATGGATAACGGCAACACCTGGCGATGTGATTGATGGCCGTTTTATTGAAAACTATATTCGCGAACAGGTAAAGGCTAACAAGTGGAAAGCTAAAGAGCTATGTTTTGACCCGTGGTCGGCTACTCAGTTTGTGCAGAACCTCCAGGACGATGGTTTCTTTGCTGTAGAGATACCGCAACGGTTAGGCGTGTTATCCGAACCGACAAAAGACTTTCGCGGACAGGTTTACGCAGGGAAAGTTATACATAACCGCAACCCGGTTTTAACTTGGGGTTTAAGTAATGCAGTGTTAAAGATGGATCACAATGAAAACATAATGCTTGATAAGAAGCGGTCACGGGATAGAATTGACCCGGCCGCCGCAGTAATAATCGCACATTCACGGGCTATGGTTAACGAAAGCAAAGAAACCGTTTATAAGAAAAGAGGGGTTCTATGGGTGTAAGAAGTTATTTAATTCAATTGTTAGAACCACGAGCGAAAAAAATGACCGGCAGCAACCCGCAGAATCCTCAATATTGGGTGCAGAAAATGTTTGGCGGGGCAGGTAACACCGCAGCCGGGGTATATGTCAACAATGAAAATGCCTTAAGCGCAACAGCTGTCTGGCGGGCGGTTAGTTTGGTTGCTCAAACAATCGGCGCGTTACCTTTGCATATTTTCGAAAGTGAAGGGGCGCGGACGAAGAATAAAGCGGTTAATCATAAACTTTATTATACGCTACACACCGAACCGAACCCTGAGCAGTCAGCAATGGAATTTCGCGAGATGCTGCAGGCCCATGCTTTGACGTATGGCCGGGGTCACGCTGAGATTGAGCTCAAGGGAGACGGTCGGATTAACCTATGGCCGCTTACGCCTGACCGCGTCGAGCCACTGCGCACAAAAGAAAAAGGTAGTCTTGTCTACCGCGTTCACTTACCTAACGGCGGGCATAAATTGTTGTTGCCTGATCAGGTCTACACTTTACGCGGTTTAGGCTATGGACTTAATCACACCTATAACGTGATTGACCTATTCCGCGAATCAATCGGCTTGACATTAGCGGCCGAGGAATTTGGCGCAAGGTTTTTTGGCAATGGTGCATCAATGGGCGGTGTATTGCAGCACCCGCACCGCGTGGGCGAAGAAGCAATCATGCAGCTACGCCAATCGATGGAAGAACGTCACAAAGGTTTAGAACAGGCGCATCGATTATTAATCTTAGAAGAGGGAATGCAGTATAAGGAAATCGCCGTCCCTCCCGATAAAGCGCAATTTATCGAAACGCGCAAATACCAAATCAATGATGTGGCCCGGATTATCGGAGTGCCGCCTCACAAACTGGCAGAAATGAGCCAGGCAACATTTTCGAATATTGAACATCAATCAATCGAATTTGTGCAGGACACAATAAACCCATGGTGTGTAAGGTGGGAGCAGTCACTTTCACGGCAGTTGTTAAGCGATACCGAAAAGAAGAAATACTTCTTCAAGCATAATCTGGCCGGACTAGTCCGGGGTGATTTTAAGACCCGGATGGAAGGTTACAGTATAGGCCGTCAAAATGGGTGGCTGTCTGCTAATGACATCAGAGAGCTTGAAGACATGAACCCGATAGAACAGGGTGACATTTACCTGGTCCCGATGAACATGGAGCCAGCCGGAGAACCGAAAGACGAACCGGACGTCACAAAGGAGCCTGAAACTGACAACCTGAGAGAGCTAAGGAATGCCCGGTCAGTCAAGACCAGGCAAAGATTAATCGATACCTACGAGCCGTTATTTAGAAGCGCAGCTGAGGAAATCATCAAGCGCGAGCGGGCAGACGTAATCCGGGAAGCTGAGAAGAAACTCAAGCAGCGGAATATACAGGTATTTGAAGAATGGTTAAACGACTTCTTTGAGAATCACAAAGAATACATCAGGAAAAAGATGGCCCCGGTTATAATGTCATTCGGCAAAATGATATACGCAGACGCGCAGGATACAATAGACGCGCCTCTTAAGCTGACAGAAGGGCATGAAAAGTTTACCAACAGTTTCATTGATGCCTTTATTGCTAACCACATTGGATATTCCAAAACAAGAATCAAAAAGGCAACCGAACAAGATGACATTATCGAAGCATTAACGGCGGAATACGACAGCCAGGAAGAAGTAAGAGTCAACAGTATTGTTGATGAGCAGACAGTTAGGGCCGCCAACGCCTTTGCTAAAACAGCCTGGATAATCGGCGGCGTTACGCGGTTTGTTTGGGTGGCTAATGCCGGGGCTTGTGAGTTCTGCCAATCCCTTAACGGTAAAACGGTCGGCATTGACCAAAACTTTGTTGAGCCGGGCGGTTCGATATCGAGCGCAACGGGCAACAGCCCGCCAATGGTGGTCAGCAACGCTACCTCACACCCGCCGGTTCATGGTCACTGTAAATGTTCCATAGTTCCGAAATAAGCACCCGCAAGGGTGTTTTTAATTTAAACGAAAGGGGGCAAATTAATTGCTCACTAAAGAACGCAGAATGATGCCCGTTGAAATGCGAGCAGAAGAAGGCGAAAAGCCAAAACTGATTGGCCATGCCGCGGTATTTGATACCCCTGCTGAAATTTACGGTTTTGAAGAAGTGATTCGCAAAGGGGCGTTTACCGATGCAATAAAAAAAGACGATGTGCGGGCATTATGGAACCATAACCCTGATTACGTGTTAGGGCGCACAAAGTCCGGCACACTGAGATTATCCGAAGATGATATTGGCCTGGCAATCGAAAACGACCCGCCTGACACACAGTGGGCGCGTGATTTAATGACCTCGATGGAGCGCGGGGACATAGACTCTATGTCTTTTGGTTTTATTGTTGAGCAGGAGAAGTGGAGCAAGCGCGAAGGTAAGCCGGACTTAAGAGAGATTTTAAAAGCCCGGCTTTTTGATGTGAGCCCGGTTACATTCCCGGCTTATGAGGAAACAGATATCCAGGTTGCACTAAGGAACGCACCGGACGAAATCAAGACAAGGCTTTTACCAGCGGAAGAAGGCCAGGGGGCATCCGAAGCTGATAAAAAAACTGAGTTGGAGCAGGTGCAAAAACTCAATAAATCGCAAAAACTGAAACTAATTTAAGGAGATGATTACATTGACTATTCGTGAAATGCTGGAAAAACGCGCCAATTTAATTGCTAATGCGCGTGAACTGGTGGACAGGGCTGACAAAGAAGATCGCACCCTCGATGCCGCAGAACAGGAAAGTTATGACAAACATTTTAAGGACATCAACGATATTGACGAGCGCATCAAAAAAGAAGAGGAATTGCGGAAAGCTGAAAGGGAGATGGAGACCTATGAACCGGATAACAAGGTTATGGGTGAGATAAAAGAAACGGGTAAAATTACCGAAGGTGAGGATTACCGCAAGGCGTTCAGGAACTATTTAATTACCGGCTCGAGGCGTGGTTTGATTGTCGGTGAAGACAAGGAATCACGTGCACTTCAGATGGATCTGGATGAATCCGGGGGTTATACGGTGGTTCCTGAAGTGTTTGCCCGCGAATTAATTAAAGCTGTAGACAAGAAGGTTTTCATCCGCCAATATGCCCATGTTGAAACTTTGACTAATGCGGCTTCGCTTGGTGTTCCTTCCCTTGATGATGATCCGGCAGATGCTACATGGACTTCAGAGCTTGGAATCGGTGATGAAGATTCGACAATGGACTTCGGCAAACGCGAATTTAGCCCGCATCCGCTGGCTAAATATATCAAGGTATCGCGGAAGCTACTCAGGACTTCTGCCTTTGATATTGAAGGTTTGGTCAGAGACAGACTAGCTTATAAGCACGCAGTGCCACAGGAAAATGCTTTCCTTAACGGCTCCGGAGCTGGTCAACCTTTAGGTGTATTTACCGCTTCTAATGATGGTATATCAACCGGGCGTGATGTGTCTACCGGCAACACTGATACTGCTGTGACTTTTGATGGTTTGAAAGAAGCTAAGTACACCATGAAGGAAGAATATGAACCGCGCCTTCGTTGGATTTTTCATCGTGATGCAGTAAAGAATATTAGTAAATTGAAGGACGGTGAAGGGCAGTATATCTGGCAAGCTTCAGTTATTGCTGGCGATCCGGACAGACTGCTTTCTTTCCCAGTTCACAAGAGCGAGTATGCTCCGAATACCTTTACAAGCGGCAACTATGTTGGTATTTTGGGTGATTTCAGTAACTACTGGATTGTTGACGCGCTCGACATGGAAGTTCAAAGATTAGTTGAATTATACGCGGCTTCTAACCAGATAGGCTTCATCGGCAGGATGGAATGCGATGGAATGCCTGTTCTTGAAGAAGCTTTCGTTCGCGTAACCTTAACTTAATCTTAAATTAAAAAATAACGAGGTGATAAAAAATGATTTTAACTGACAATATTAAGATTATGGAAGTTTTAACGCCTGAAGGTCTGG